ATGAGCCACAGTTCAAGCTGCTCAATGGCAGACATAGCTGTGCGTGTTACAGCACCAGCAGGTGACTTCATTGGGAAGCTGAACACTGTAGTGCTATCGGGCTTCATCACATCCGGCTCTGCGGGAATGCCCTCAGAGACAAGGAACTGCGTGATGGGGTCTTTGTTATCCCCACGTACCGTACGCACGTAGTATGGGTTGTGACGGGCGTGAATGCCACTGGCACTGTCAACAAGCTGGCTGACTGTACCACTAGGCTTGACACAGGTAATGGCTGCTGATTGTGCAATACCAAGCTGTGCTGCCATAGCTGCATTAGTCTCAACTGCTACATCTTTCAGTGCCTCAAGGGTAGCACCAATGTTCATGCCGAGATGTGCAGACTTACCTGCCATCAGTGCATTGTCCATGATGCCAGTCAGTGACACACCAAGCAGACGTTCTTCCTCTGTATTGTTTCTCCATACCTTGCGAAGATATTTGAAGTCAGTCAGTGTAGATTGGAACGTGCCAAGAATTGTAGCCAAGCGAACCTTTTCTGTCAGCGTCTGTTGTGTGTCAGTAGAACGTACTACAACTTCAGACAAATTACAGAACTGATATGGACGCAAGATGATTTCACTACATGGATTGCATCCAAAGTCATGGTCAGATTCACGGCGACCATTCTTAGCTGCTTGATTCTGTGCTGACTGACGATTGAAGATTCCACGTTCACCAGACTTTGATTCATACAGTGCTAGCCATTCACGCATGAACGTACCCATCTGTGGCTTCTCTTTGTAGGCAACGCTGTTGTTAGCCAGCGCACGTTGCCCTTCATTCTCCCACCACTGTCCTGCCTTGGCATGGCGCATCTGGTCATCATTCAGATTGGACAGGCTGATGAGTGCGCTGCGTCGGACACCACCTACGACGACAACCTCACCAATTTTACACATCAAGTCATGGCACTCAATTGGGTACAGGCGACGACCTGCCGCCTTCTTGAACATGTCTACAGTAAACTGGAAAAGTTCCTCAAGAGGTGCGGGACCACTAGCCCTGCCACCAAATGTCTTAAGACGTGCGCCAGCAGGGCGAACCTCGCTGGTGTCCCATTGGGGTACTTGTCCTGCATACAGCAGAGAGATGAGTTCACGCAATGACTTCGCCCAGCCAGGACGAGAGTCGCCAACCTTGATGACAGTATCTGTGTCATTCATGTCCTCATTCACAATGGGCAGCTTATCAGTATGGTGACGTTCTACTGAAAAGCCAACGCCTGTGCCACACATGAGAATATACATTGTCTCATCGAATGCACGAGGATTGTCTACAGGTACGTAGGAGCAATTGTAGCCGCCTACATGGCAACGATCCAGCGCAGGGCCAGCTGTCATCAATGCTCTCATGCTTGGCATGATGTCTTGATTAAGCACAGCCTGTTCCAGTTCACCCCTCAGTGAATCAGGAAGCTGATAATCATGCTTAGTGACCAGATGCTTAGTAATGTAATCAAAGTATCGTGCGACTGTTTCACCCCATGTCTCCCTTCGTTGCTCGTCCTCTTTCCATCGGGCGTACCGGGAGAGGGCGATAAAGTTCTGGTAGTCTGTTGGTAAGTAGTTATTCATGTCTCACTCCGTTAATGTTTTTATGTGTCTTATGTCGGCCCCGTCTACATCATAGAAGTATTCACGTATGCCATCCTCAATCTCTAGTCCCACATCCTCGTCAGCAGGGATAGGGTACTCCTCTGGGTCTATGTCAATGGTAATGAAGACTTTAACTCTCATCGTAGCAGCCTTCTACTTCCTCTATCAGCTTGGTTAGATACCACTGTGCTTTCTTGAGGTCTTCTGTACCATTCTTGTAGCGGTAACGCCACAGATACTTCAGGATGTTGCCCTGTAGGTAATACTCATAGCCATCACCTGTAGCAGCGCGGATGGCGTCAATGCACTCGACTCCAGCCTTGTTGTAGTGAGGTGGACTGTTGACCATATCTTGCTCTTTCGCTTTCATCCTCATAAACTCCTCATGTCTCATCAGGCACTGCCTTTGGTTTTGCTTCCGAAGTCCAGACGTACTACATTCCCATCCTCTTGGGTAATGGTTATCTGCTGTTCATCTTCTTCTAACACATCCTCTGGTTCATTGTCAACAACTTCCATTACATATGTGTGTACCATGTTGCGTATTGCTTCGTCATGCTCCATGATAGGCACGGTAGAACACATCATCTTGCAGAAGTGCATGAGTTGCCCGTAGCTTTCATCGTTCAACATGTTGTCAGGTGAAGAGATAATGGAGATATCAATTTCTCCTGTCCACTCTTCTCCTTTTCTAAAGGGCCGTACTCTGATAACAAAGTCGTCGTCTTCAATCGAGTCATTGTGCATGTCTATCTCCTTTTCACTTTGGTTCCACTAAACTTGATGAACTTAGGGTGCTTGTTCTTGCCTTTCTCTTTCAACCAGTCTTCGGGAATGATTCGGTCATAGTATCTAAACCCGTACTTGATACACCATTCTCCATATGTAGACTTGGCACCCTTGCGTAGCTTACGTCTACTATTCTCGAACACAAAGCGAATGTCAAGCTGCGGATGCTGCTTCTTGATTGCAAGATGCTTTCTCCTGTCAGCCGCAGTAAACATACCCTTCGTCTCAATGATGATACCGTTCTGCAGCACGAAGTCTGGTGTATAGGTGCGGTACGCAAGGTCTTCCCATTCAATCTTGAGTTTCTCATAGTCGTATGTAACTTTGAGTTCATCAAGATAGAGAGACAGCTTGTGTTCAAGTCCGCTCCTGTATCCATACTTTCGTGCTGCACGGAATGAGGCGTGATTAGGCAAGACTACCTACGTTACGCCACGAGATAAACGGTGATTGATATCCAAGACTTTTCATCTCTTCACGAATCATAGCATCAGCTTCGTTACGTGCCTCAATGGCAGCACGAAGCCCCGCTGTCTTCTTCTCACGGTACTCCTTACGGAGTGAGGCGAGATGTTGTTCTGTCGCTTTGATTTCATCAAGCAACGTGTCAATGTCTTCACTCATTATTTGTACTCCTCTGCTAGTGATACATACGCAACCGTCTTCGGCTGCTTTGCCTGTGACGCTACGGCTGGGCGTTCCTCAAGTCCGGGCCAACAGGCGAACCTGTACCGGCAGAACCCACACTCTGTGCTGAGAACTGTGTTGCCCGTCTCCTTGCCCCGGAACTTCTCCGGTACAGCATCGAAGCAACGCTCAAACCTGTTCTCTTCCAGCGTGTCAGCCGTTTGCTTAATATGGACTACCTCTTGGTCGATGTCAATACCTGTAGCTGGTACATACTTGAACTCGCCATTGGCTTTGTTCACTACCCACCATCCACCGGCACGTTTACCTGATGCCTTAGCGTAGCCAGCAAGCTGTGCTACATACCCGAAAGCATCACCCTGTCTAAGAGTGTCGAAGGATTCAAACTTGTTAGTATACGACCAATTAGATGCTGACTTGATATCATCAACAGCACCGTCAATAACAATATCATATGTGCCAGAGACGGATGTATCGTCATCAAGGTCGAGAGTAACTTTCTCATCATCTTCATACTGTACTCCTGCTTCTTTGAGTAGTCCTTTGAAGACAGCTTCAACGATGTCTCCAATCATCATGTTCATTACGAATGTCGTTGGTAGGGGCAGTGCCTTCTCTGGTTCGTTCTTCTCAAACCAAAGCTGGCAAGTCGGCCTACCTACGTTCGACATACGTAGACCAAACTCACCTCGCTTGTTGCCCCCACCAAACTGGCGTCCAATCGCACCCATGACATCCAAGCCTACTTGCTTGATGGTAGCCTCACTCATGGTGGACTTACCACTAGCAGCATTCTCCATGTACTGATGCAACGCCAGTTCAGCAGGGTGGTTCATTACGCTACCTCTTCTACTTCGATGTCAACGATGCCGTCTACAATGGCCTCGTCATCTTCGTCGTCATGTGAGTTAGCCTTGTCTGCCCATGAGTTGATGATGTACTCATTGTAGTTGTTCACCCACTGCATGAAGTCACCAAACATTTCCTGTTCCTTATCGGTCAGTTCAAGTGTCTTGGTAACGTCCAGAGATACCACAGGCAGATAGAACACTGCACCAGTAGGAATCTTACGCTCCTCTGTATTGGCAGTGATGATATGCTGCACAGGCAGACGCTTCATCTTGGCAAGCTGGGTAAACGCACCGCCTACATTCTTGAAGGCATCACGGTTATCGACTTCCCAGATAAAGGCAGTCTCGTCTACATCCACAGGATTGCCTGACGCATCTGTGGCATTGACCAGTTCGACTGTACCAAGCACAACGCGAACACGTTTAATCTGCTTGATAAGTTCCTGCGTCTTCTCAGGCAGAGACTTGAAGTCTTGGATGTAGCCAGCAGGTTTACCACAGTTGAACCCACCGTCATTATCCTTGAGGTCAATGTTCAGGTTGTCCGCCATGACAGTCTTCACATAGCGGTTAGGGCTGTCGCCCATGCCACGGACAAAACGCTTGTACATGAAGCGTTGCAGGTATGGGCGAATCTTCACCGACT